GACATTTACCAATGATTATGATATTAGAGAGATCAGCCTCATCCAAGACAAAATTAACCTTGAAGGTACTTATGAAGACAATCCTGACGCAAAGTTTGAGAGCGTCGATCAGATTGTTTCGGAGCAGTTAATTAACATAGATTCCGAACAGTTTGACAAAAAGGTGCTGTTAGACATTTACCACAATCTATGACATTTAAAATTAAAAATCTCACTGTTAGAAACTTTATGAGCGTGGGCAATCAAACCCAAGCTGTGGGTTTTGATAAAGAACACTTAACACTTGTATTAGGCAGTAACTTAGACCTAGGTGGAGATGACACAGGATCTCGCAACGGCACAGGCAAGACTACTATTGTTAACGCTTTAAGTTACGCATTGTATGGACAAGCACTGACAAACATTAAGAAAGAAAACTTGATCAACAAAACTAACGGCAAAGCAATGTTAGTTACTGTTGAGTTTGAAAAGTCAGGAATAAAATACAGAATAGAACGAGGTCGTAAGCCCAATATCTTAAAACTCTTTGTAAACGATAATGAAATAAAGAACAAAGAGGAAGAAGATGATAGTCAGGGCGATAGTCGTGAAACACAACGAAGCATTGAACAAATGTTAGAAATGAGTCACACTATGTTCAAACATCTTGTAGCTCTTAACACATACACAGAACCTTTCTTGTCAATGAAGGCGGCAGAGCAACGAGAAGTTATCGAACAACTGTTAGGTATTACACTATTAAGTGAAAAAGCAGAAGCACTTAAACTTTTAGTCAAAGAGACTAAAGATAAAATACAATCTGAAACGATTAAAATAGATGCAATTAAATCTGCCAACGAGAATGTACAAAAAAGTATCGATAGTCTGTACTTAAAAAGTTCAGCTTGGGAAAATAAACACGATAGTGAGTTAGAAAACTTAGGTCGTGCCATTGTTAATCTCGAAGCTGTGGACATCGAAGTAGAATTATTAGCACATACTGCGTTAAACTTATGGACAGAGAATAATAATAAAGTTCGTGATCTAAATAAACAACATGCAACCTTAGAATCTGCTGCCGGGCAAGCTGAAAAGACTCTAAAAAAATACAAAACAGAGTTAGAAAGTCTTGGAAATAAAAAGTGTCATGCCTGTGAGCAGGAGCTTCACGATCATAAGCACGAAGAAATGACCGCTACAGCTACACAGCACTATGACGAAGCATATGAATATTGGCAGCGTATGAGGGCTCAGCTTAAACAAGTTGTTGAAGAAATTACTGCAATTGGCGAATTGCCGCATCGACCATCTACATATTATGACACAGAAGCAGAAGCATTGGGTCATAAAAACAATCTTGCCAGCTTGGAACGTTCGTTAACTGGTAAAATAGAAGAACACAATCCGTATGCAGAACAAATCGAAGAGTTAAAGAATACTGCAATCCAAGAAATTAATTGGGATACTGTTAATGATCTCACAAAACTCAGAGATCATCAAGAATTTTTACATAAGTTGCTAACAAATAAAGATAGTTTTATCCGTAAAAAGATTATCGATCAAAATTTAAGCTACTTAAACAAACGATTAACCTATTACATAGATAAGTTAGGACTACCACATAAAGTTGTATTCCAAAATGACCTAACTGTTGAGATTACTCAATTAGGACAAGACTTAGATTTTGATAATTTATCTCGTGGAGAACGCAATCGATTAATTCTTTCTATGAGTTTTGCCTTCCGTGATGTATGGGAAGGGCTGTATCAAAGCACTAATTTGTTGTTTATCGACGAATTAGTAGATGCAGGTATGGATAGTGCCGGTGTTGAATCCGCACTAGCAGTACTTAAAAAGATGGCTCGTGATCGAAATAAGAACATTTACCTAATCAGTCACAAGGATGAATTGATAGGGCGTGTTAATAATGTTCTGCGAGTAATCAAAGAAAATGGTTTTACCAGTTATTCAAACGATGTAGACTATGTTGAATGATAAGATAAACAAATACAAAGAACTGTATTCTGAAATGATCAGTGCTTTTGCCAAATTGCATAACACTCATATGCCTTTTGTGATAAACAAAGGTAGAGAGACAGGATTTGCTGTTAGAAAAGAACTAAGAGCAATCGAAGGATGTGCTAGAGAATTAAAGAAATTATCTCAACAGGTTTGTAAAGAAGCAATAACAAACAAACGTTTAGAAAAAGCAAGAATTCAAGAAGAAAAAAGGAATAAAAAAAATGTCAGACGCAACAAATCAACTAAAAACACAATTTGAAGAATTTTTAGCAGAAGATGCTAAGTTCACAGCAGGCAATAGTGCTGCCGGTACCCGTGCTCGCAAAGCATTAGCTGAATTAGGAAAAGCTGTTAAAGCTCGTCGTAATGAAATTACTGCTGAAAAGAACGCTCGCAAGGAAGCCAAGGCAGCAAAATAATCAATGACTTGGACTTATCAAGGACAAGTTGTAAATGAATTACCCGAGGACTGTGTTGGTTTTGTTTATTGCATAACCAACATAACTTCGGGGCGCCAATACATTGGCAAAAAGTTAGCAAAATTTAGTAAAACGACCTACAAGACTGTAAAGTTAAAGAACGGCACCAAGAAGAAAAAGAAAATTCGAAGCAAAATCGACAGCGACTGGCAGGAGTATTACGGGTCCAGTCCTAATTTAACAGCAGATATCAACACCCTAGGCAAAGATAACTTCTTAAGAGAAATACTCTACTATTGTAAATCTAAAGCAGAAACATCTTACATTGAGGCCCGCGAACAATTCGACCGCAAAGTATTAGAATCCGACAATTATTACAACGGACATATCCAAGTCCGTGTCCATGGCTCTCATATTAAATCTAAAATTTAATTCAGTTTAAGCTCGCACAGGCTAATTTCGTGTGCCGAACAGTAGAAACCTGGTTTAATTACGCAGGGATCCGAAGTCTTACCGCTGAAGTAAGCACTCAATCAGTATCCTTCACAGGACCACGATCGCGAAATGCTTGCGGTTTGATTGTTTGAATAGAGTTAAAATAGGCCCAAGGATGGAGTAATAACAGAAACTCCACGCTTTGCAAATATGATAGTGTATGTTTGCAAGCCGCCGTTGTTAAGACAGAATGAGTAGGTATCGGTCAACCGCCTACGCTAGCAGAAATGCTTGTAGTTCTAACACTATGTGACTGTGCTACTCAGATAATGCAGTTTTTTCTTAGCCCTAGTCTGGGCTAAGTGTGACCGATTAATCTAGATAATATTTAAATGCTTCGCATAATCAATTGTGAAACAATTGCTTCGAGTGCTAACGAAGAAGCAAACGAACGCAGTTCGTTAATAAATAACAAATTACTTTAGAGAATACTCATGGAACTAAGAACTTTAATGGATCGCCTTGATAATATTGAGAACGAAAGCTCAAATATTAAAAAATATATTTCAGAAGGGTTGTATGCTACTCCTGAAATGCAACCGCATTGGAAACGTATTGACGAAAACTTCTTCAAAGGCTATGATTCGTACCTAGCTGAGGTAGCTCTTACAGCTGATCAAATTCAAAGTATTTTCAAACAAGCAGGTGGTGCTGGCTCAGCACCTAAGGAACCTGGTAAGTTAGCGGCTCTAGTAGATAAAGTGATGCCAGCAAAGCAAGCAGATAGTCTAGGACAGTCTTTGCCCGAACCAAATGCAGGTGCAGTTCAAGGCTTTGAAGAAAAGGCAGCATCAGCAGTTCAAAACTTACCTGGTGTAGATAGTTCCACAAAACAAAGTTTAATGCAATGGGTCAAGTCCGGCATTAAGAAACCTGAAACACAACAATTAATTCTTGCGGCAGTTGGCGCAGGTATTGGCGGATTGATCAGCAAGGTTGGTCCTATTATTAGTATGATTCCCGGTGGCGGCGCAGTTGCCAGCGCAATTACAGGCGCAGTAGTTGCAGGTGCCGTAGCTGTGGCCAGTGCTAAACTACAAGGTAAAGATTGGACAACAGCATTTAAAGGTGCTATTAAACCAGCACTAATGGGTGGTGCTAGTGCAGTTATCGGTAACTTGGCCACTACTGCGATTAGTGCAATGACCAGTGGCGGTGATTCTGCACAGCAAGGTGCAGGTGCAGATATTAAAGGTGCAAGTTTAAGTGTTGGCCAAGAATTGCCAAACGGTGAAGGTACTATTACCAGTATGGATTCTAGTAAAGGTCCTGGGGGGCAAGTTACAATTACCAAACCTGATGGATCAACTTACACTGTTGACAGAGAAATGGCTCACGCAATGACAGGCCAAACTGGTATCAGCAATCAAGCAAATATGAAAGGGCCTGTTTCAATGGGCGCAACAACTGGTGTAGATGGAGAACCTTTAACACCAGGCGACAGCGGATCTAAACGAGGAAACTCAGGTTGGGATTCAATGAAGGCCAACACAAACCCAGACGGTAGCCCAATGACGCTTGATCAAATTAATCAGACTAAGGCCAATCTACGTGCAGGCAATGCCACTGACATGTCAGACTCTGGTACAAATCCTAATGCTGATGCATTTAGAAAACAAGCACAAGATCAAGTTGCATTAAATCAACGTATGCAGGCACAAGCAGATGCAGGCGGCATTGGTAAAAACTTTGATGCAGGTATTGCACCTACTGGTGCAAATGGACAACCGATGCAAGCCGTGCCAATGGACGAACCTGCAACTGGAAGAATGCCAGGTGAGACACCGGCTGGAATTAATCGATTAACTGGCAAACCATTTGAGCCGTCGCCGTCTTGGGACCAAATGACTCCTGATCAGCAAGCGGCTGTTACAGCAAGACAGCAACAACAAGCCGCCGATGCTGCCCAAGGTACACAAAATGCCAAAGACTACTGGGCCAATAAGAATCCTAATACTCGTGGATTGAAAGAAAGTTTTGCAGATTCTAAGTATGTTGACAAACAAGCAACACTAAGAATGTGGTTAGAACAAGAAGCCCAAGGACTTTCTGTATCTGGTTTAGCATTGAAGCCAGCAGTTAAAGAAGGCATCATGGATTCTCTTAAAGGAATGTTTGGAGGGAAGAAAGGAGCTGCACCTGCCGCAGGTGGCGTTACTGCTGATGCGCTAAACAAAGCATGGGCAGAAGCAGGTAGTCCAACTGACAGTGAAGAAGTTGCTAAAGTATTGCAAGGTGCCGGAGTTGCACCAGATGCAGTTAATAAAATCTTTGCAGATTTAAAACTTCCAGCACCAACTGGAAAGATAGAACCTAAAATGGATCCAGAGCAAACAGCAGCCACTGATCCTAATGCAGGTCAAACAGCACAATCAAACCCATCAACATCTGCAGCTGGTATGAAAGCAGACGAGATTGTAAAATCGTTGTCCGGTTTTTGGGATCAAGTAAAAGCCAATCAAGATAGTAAATCTAGTGCGCCACAAGTTCAACAACAAATTAAACAGATGGGCAAAGAAGCAGGTATGGCAGGGCAGGTAGTTGAAGGTAAATACTCAACTAAAGCTGTAGGATTTTACAGCACCTTTTTAGGTAAAGATATTTAAAGCAGGATTAGGCAAATGAAAATTAATGAACTTATTTCAGAACATTCCGTTGATGAAGGCGTAATAGATACTGTTGGCAAAGCATGGGGAGGCTTATCAAGAGGTGTTGGCGCAGCAGTAGGTGGCCTTGCTGGAACTTGGGATGCTGCAAAACAAGGTTATGCCGCTGGAAAATCAGCAGTTACAGGAAAAAATCCAGATGGTACACCTGTAACAACTTCTACACAAGGTGGAACTACTACACCTGCTCCTACACAAGGCGGAAATACTACACAAGGTGGAACTACTACACCTGCTCCTACACAAGGCGGAA